GAACTAGCTCCCCATGCCTGTAGGCTTAGAAGCAGTCTAGTAGGTTCACCATTAGGTTTGCGCTCAGGACCATCCATGTTACCCATCCTAGCCAAGAAAGACGCTCTACGTGGGTTATCGCCACTTTTAACAGGAGCCTTTAAGTCAGAGCCGGGGTTAGCAGCCTCATAAGACTTACGACCTTTCTCGTTAAGCCCACCTTTAGGGTTCTTGCCAGCCTTCTTTGTCCATGCCGCAGCCATTATTTCTTCTTAGCTTTCTTAGCAGGTTTAGCAGTCTTAGCCGCAGCCACAAAGTCAGCTTTTGATGGAGCACCCTTAGCGCCTACCTTACGCATCTTCTCTCCGCTACCTTCAGCAATACGTTTTTTCTTTGCTGCAATGTTTGCGTATAGTCCAGTTTTCATTTTGTGCCTTTGGGTTTAGTGTGTGTTAAAACTTGGCTAGTCTTTGTATGCTTTGCACCTGTCATTAAAACTTTACCAACCTTATGGGTAGCCCCAGTATAAAGTTTTCCATTAGGCAAGTAATGTGGTACGCCCTTCATTTCTTAGCCTTGTTCTTAGCTGTACGTTGACCGCGCATAGGCATCTTTGCCTCACTAAGCGCAATGGCTACGGCTTGTTTCTTAGACTTAACTACAGCACCGCCTTTGCCTGAGTGCAATGTGCCATCCTTAAACTCACCCATGACTTTAGCAACCTTCTTAGCTGCTTTCGATTTCTTCATCATTTAGCATTTCCCTAACTTGTTTAAGTAATTCATGCTCAGTCGTTTCGTACTGACGCTCAAAGGCTTTACGTCCCATTCCGTGGTATCCGGTATTCCCCCGATGATGCTCAGGACAAAGCGGTAACGTATCGTAATGCGAACTCCTTACTCCCATCCCCAAGCCTAAACCTCTAACGTGGTGAATCTCAGAAGGAGTCCCTGCATACCCTAGCCTAGTGCAAATTATACAACCTAAATTAGCTACTTTAGACAGGTATTTCTTCTGATCTTTGGTCAATTTGACGCTTTCTCCATAACGATTTAACTGACGATATTGTCTCAGGATGGTTGCATTTTGGACACACATCCACAGGGTCAGCAAATACCATTTCGCAACGTGCCTTTAGTACATCATCAGCATCGCCAATCCAGTTGCAATTATCGCAATAAACTTTATTCATATTTTTGCTCCCTATTAACGTAAATTACATTTAAGTTTGCTACTATTTTCCAAACTTGGAGGCTGCTATGTACGGTATATCTATCGATGGTCAAGATTTCTGGTTTGAGGCTGAAGAAGTTGAACTCATGGAAATGGATGATGATGGTGTCATCTGGAAATACGATAGAGAAGCCGGTGTCTGGATGTACTTTGATGAAGATGCAGACGAGTGGCTGCTATTCGACGAGGAAACATTTGATCCGTTCACGAGGTCGATCTTTCAACAGAACGATTCGACGCTTCCATCGACCGCCAGCAATCAACACGAGCCTGAGCAGCAACAAGCATCCAACGTAATCGCTCTGCCTCAGCAACGGCTTCTCTAAGCCCTTCTACGCAGGTAGCGTACTCAACCGTAGTATAGGCATCTGCCTCTTTGTCAGCCATCGTATTCTTTAAGCTACGCTGAAAACCAATAGCCTTAACCGTCTTTCTGTATTCGGTCAAATACACCACATTAGCCTTAGCTTGTGCATAAGCCTCAGCATTCTTAATCATAAAGTTAATCGCTTCGTTTGGATCGATATTCATCTGATAGTTTCCATATTAAATTTTTAGCATCGTCAATACTTGTAACTACATTAACTTGACCTTTCCAGAGTCTGTGCCAATTAAATTGATCTGGAGTAAGTACCTTTTTATCACCGTCCTTGATCTCAAGCAAGAAATTTCTAGCTTTAAATCCTACGATAATATCTGGTACGCCTTTGCCTATTGCATGTAAGTGCTCAACAGTACAACCCATATCACGCAGAGCTTTTACTATCTGTGTCTGATTTGTATCTACTCTTTTGTACGTCATTTAGTTACATTCCATTGATTATTTGCTTTTTGAGCCTGAATATTTCCAGACAAAAATCCTTGCCTTCTTCTGCTATTAGTTGATTTTCTTTTTAGATTGGTTATTTCAGACTCAACTTTGTAATTATGCTTTCCTAGTTCAATACAATCCATCCATCTAAGAGTTTTAATGTCATCTTTTTTTTCTGTATCCCATAACCTATCAGATAATTTTTTCATAAAAGTTGCAACCATAACTCTTACTCGCAATGGATAATAAATTGGATTAGGGCATCGTTTCATTAACCCATCGTTAATATCAAAATTGTATGGCTTTAGCCATGCTCTAAGTGTGTACATATTTACATCATTTCTAAATGCTTTAATTAACATTGCATCATAAATTTTCTGGTTATCGTTCATTTCCATTCTCCATTAACATCCCCTTGCGCGAATAGCGTTATAACATCGCATCGCACCATTTGCCTCAATAACATTATGTGCATCTGCAATCTTTCCACATATTTTTGCACATTCCTTGCGCTCATTCTGCACTTCTTTAATTGCTTCATTATTTTTTTGCGAGATAATTGTTAAAGCAAACTCTAATAATTCATTATAACTAAATACAAAACTTGATAAACACGGCGGGTCATCTTTTGTAAATTTTATGTCTACTGTCGTATAATATTTCCATCTAGCACCATGTTCTATTGCAAGACGAATAATTTCTTCACTATTTGCATTCATATCCATAACCCTTCATCCCCACGATTTCCAAGCGTCCATTGTTCCCTGCAATCTTTTTCCAATAGTTGAGCCGTTCTATCTCCGCGCTTATTGCGGACAATAGACAAGTATTCGATGGCTTTGTTTCTATCTTGAGTACGCCACTTTAATACCTGCCTTACTTCGCATCGATGCCTGTGTAGTTCGCTGTTATCAGGCACTTAGGATTCTCCACGCTGTTGCTGCACACAATGGCACTTGTCCGTTACCAATGGCTTTAAGTCTGTCCACCCTAGCGTCCACCCCATCAGCCACTCTACCCACATCGGGTTCAGTTTGCCACCAACTGTCGTTTTGTCCATACGAGCAACAACAGTTTCCAAATTTGGGAATCGATCGCCTTTGTCTGTCAATGTTGCTGCCATTGCTGAACACGATCTCGGAGTCGGCAATTTCTGTTTCGGCATTAGATGTTCCCATTTGCCTTCTGCCACCTCTACTAGATTTTTCGGACCTTTCGTATTTGCATTCTTGTTCGGCATATGTGGGTTGCAAGTTGGTGTAGGCAGACTGTGTTTTTCCGACAATCCAGATTCGCTCTCGTCTGTGGTTTGCACCAATGTCTGCAGCAGATATAACTCCCCACCGACTGTCATACCCCATCTTGGTAAGGTCTGCAAGGACTCGTTCAAGTCCTCTAGTAACGAGCATTGGACTGTTCTCCACGAATGCGTATGTTGGTCGTACCTCGCCAATAATCCGTGCCATTTCTCGCCACATTCCGCTTCGCTCTCCGTCAAGACCATCTCCTTTTCCTGCTGTGCTGATGTCTTGACATGGAAACCCGCCAGATACAACGTCAACAATTCCTCTCCACGGCTTTCCGTCAAAGGTTTGAACGTCATCCCAAATCGGGAAACTCGGGAGAATTTTGTCATTCTGTCTGGCTGCAAGTACGCTTGCTGGATATGGTTCCCATTCAACGGCACAGACTGTTCTCCATCCGAGAAGTTTTCCCCCAAGTATTCCTCCACCAGCACCTGCGAAAAGAGCCAACTCATGCACGAAAGCTCCCACGATTATCAAAGTCTATAGGCTGACCACCCAAACTGTCTACGAATTGCTGGCTGTTGTGCTCAAAGTACATCCCATAAAACTCCTCAGCTTCACCGTTCCTTTGCTTCTGGCACATTAGAAACATATCAGGCTGCTTCTCGTCATAGTCCTCATTGTTCCTACGAGCGTTCTCCTTCTTCTTATTACGCCAGACTAAGAACACGTTATCCACCTGATCAGCGATCGATCCAGAACCCTTTAAATCGGTCTTAGAAGGCTGTATCTCCTCAGACTGCAACTTACGGATATGGTGAACTAAATGGATGTGTACGTGATGGTCTCTAGCCAATGCACAAAGCTCGTCAACGAATGACTTTTGCTCATTTAATGAGTCCTCTGCGACCACACACTTCATTAATGAGTCAATGAAGATATGTTTTATGCCTAACTCAACAGCACAATACCTTGCCATTGCTATCGTTTTCTGTGGAGTGGTGCTACCTTGTTGGTCATAAAGATAAAGATTCTCGTCAATGAAATTAGTAAACCGTCCTAAAACACCACGAATGTAGCCTTCTTTGTCGTGAGTTAACGGTACATTGATATTCTCACCAGCAAACTGACGCAACATACGGACAATGGTAGTTACAGGTTTCATTTCGTATGAGGCAATGCATACCTTTAGGTTCTGTTTTACTAAACCTAACGCTATCTGCCCTGTGACTAAAGACTTGCCACCGCCATTGCTACCTGCATAGACTGTCACTTCACCTAGCCTAAATTTAACGTCTGAGTGAGTTTTAATCCACGGCATTACAGCATCGTCAGTCTTTTGAGGATCAGTATAGTTTTGGTAAATCTCGTCTAGCCAGCTATTAGCAGATTTAACCTGTGCCGATAAATCATTGTTCTTTAGATACTTCTCAACATCAATATCTTGTGACTTGATTATTTGACGATCTTCGTACAGTCGTTCCGCTATTGCAAAAATATTATCCGACATATTTAACTGCCTCCATTATCCTAGCCTGTGCTTTCTTCATTCGACCTCTATCTTCTTCCGATAAAGGCAGTCCTTGTGCCATTGTGTAAGCTGCTACTGATACTACCCATGCCTCGAATTCAATGACTCTAAGCAAGTCTGAAGCATAATACTTTCTTTTGACTTGAGGCAAGTCTTTATTTACGTTAGGGAATAGATCATTCATATCCATGCCAATAGCACCCAAAATATCTTGAACGCTGCAATCAGCAAAACATTTCAGTAAGATACGACCATCGTCTAATTCTCTTATCGCTAATGATGGAGACTTATCGCTATGAGCAGGACAGCAAGCCGTATACGCTCCGTTACGACCTTTAACCTTCTCTAGTCGGCTGAGTATGTTCTCTATCATTTCCACCCCACTAAAGGTGCTGATGATGGCTTAACATCTTTTTTAAACCAGTCTGCTTGGAATCCAGCCCATCCTCTATCGCACATTGTTTCAATTGCTTTCGTTAGTGGTATACCAGCTTTATCTGCCTCATTCCTTAATCGTTTAATTACTAATTCAGTAAGTGGTGCTTTTTTATTACTTCTTAGTTTTTTAAAATCTTTCCATAGTTCTTCAGAAATATCATCAGGACGCTTTAGCGTATTCTTCTCTGTCTCTCTCTCTCCCTCTCTCTCTGTCTCTCTCTCTGTGGTAGCAACCTGCAAGCAAGGTGCTAGCATAGTGCTAGCGTCTATAAAGAATCCATTATTAATCAATGGCTTGAGTCCTTCTTCAACTTCCTTGTTTGTAATTCGTAATCTAAATGATAACTCGTCAATGCTAGCGTCAAATTGACCATCTTTTGACTCAGAAGCAAGTAGCCAAAGTAATGGTGCTATCGCCTTGCTAGCAAGTGGCAAGCACATAAATTCTTTATCGTTGAGTATTTCGCGATGTAACTTTATCCACGGTGGACAACGGTCGCGATAATGCTGGAAGGTATTCCAGTTCTTTGGAATTAGTTTCATAAATGCCCTCTCAATGGCAATTCTCACAATGTAGGTGGTATGGCAGGACGGTGAGAAATCGTCTTTTCGGGAGCTACCCTAGCCATTCCGGTGAATCCTCTTAGACTATAACGAAACTTTTCTTCTAGCGCAAGTCCTACAAATATCAGAGTTTTTAAATTGAATTGCTGAACGTGAATGTTTACAAATAGGACACTTTTGCATTGCAAAATTATAAATCGTTTTCTCTTTTGTAGCGGACATCTGATTTACAGGTTTTGAAACTTCGTCTTTCAATTGGCTGACCTCTAGGACTGACTGTTCGTGGGAATGTCTGTAATGGCTTAAATGGTATCGGCTCTCGCGATGGGACTAACTGCTTCTCATCTATTGGCATAGGCTTATCTTTATAAGATGGAAAGAATACATCACCTTCCTGCTTAAAGCATTTGTACCTGACTAATTTCCTAAGCTCTGTGGTCATATCCCACTCGTTAGCGAAACCCATCATTCCGTACCTTTGTGTTATCTCTTTGACACTAATACCGCCAGAATTGTTAACAATATCGATAAATTCAGCCCTTCGGCTACCTATTCTTGGAACGTACATAAAATAATTTTAAAAAAGTTGTTGACATACAAGATTGTGCTGAGTTATAGTTTCTTCGCTGCAACACAATATCAATTCACTAGGAGAACTAAATGAGATTCGAAAAAACAGATTACGGATGGAACATATACGTAGAACGCAATAACGGAATATTTGCTTACTTTGGTCACTTCCGTACAAAAAAAGATGCTAAACGAATTTATTCAGAATATAAAGCAGCTCAAGTAAATTAAACAGCCAGGGGGTTTGCCCCCTAACCAACTAGGAGAATACTATGAATCGCTCAGACCTTGAAGAAGATTTAATGTCATCGCTAACTCGTAATCCGCATGAGTTAGTTCAGCCATATCAGCTAGACAAAAACAAGTTTAGCAAGCCAATGGATGCCGATTACGCTAGAGAATGTTTAGCTGAGTTTATTGCCTATATTTGCGATAGTGACTTCCCTGATGATGTAGTACGTCACAGACTCAAGAATTATATAGCGACTATAGTCGAGCATCGTATTGAGGAAATTGGCTACGATGATCCAGTAGAAGATGGATGGGCAAGAGCAGATTACGAAATCCAATTACGCAAAGATCAATCATTAGAAGGATACTAATGAAAACTGATATGCACAATTGGGAAGTAGCCGAGATTGTTTATGCTCTTAGACTACTAGCTGACAATTTAGACAAAAAGCCACGGACTACTCAGGAGCAGGAAATACTAGACATAGCATACGAAGCATTGCTAGTAGCACCTAGAGAAATCCACGAACTTGTTAATATTTTAGAATCGAATGATAACTATGAATAAATTGCTCAACACTAATGATTTCTTTGCTCGTCATCCAATACTTTGTGGTGTAATATTGCTTTTCCTCTACATTATTGCGTGTTCAATATGACCGATGAAAAAAACATACTTTACAAGAAAGACTACGTTACGGCTGTTAAGACTGACATTCGCAAGACTTTTGCAAAAATTAGAAAGGATCAAAAAACGGCTGAAAAAATATCTACTTCTGAGAAAACACAACCTATCAATATTGTTCAGTATAAAAAATTCAGATAAATAGGAATCTACTATGAATGACTATCAATTGCAGGAACAGCACGAACAGCAGCAATGGCTTGTATATAGCAAGCTGCAAAAAGCCAGAGTATTACTACAAGAATTACCGCTCAAGAAGTCAGGCTTTAACTCATTCGCAGGATTCAAATACTTTGAACTGGCAGACTTCCTGCCTAGCATTAATACGATATTTGACGATCTAGGACTATGCTCAGTCTTTAGCATTAGTGAAGATGTAGCAACATTACGTATCTTTGACTCAGAGTTCGGTGGAGTCGTTTATTTCCGCAGTCCTACCGCAGAAGCAGGAGCAGGTAAAGCACCTCCTATACAGGCTTTAGGATCGATGCATACGTATCTACGTCGATACTTGTTCCTAAATGCGCTAGAGATCACAGAACATGACGCTGTTGACGCTACGATTAAGAAAGACGAGCCACGATCAGCCAAGCCTATTACCGTAGATGTATTTGATAGCATGGATGATGAGACTAAAGAACTCATCGAAAACATAGCTATGGATGTACGTATGCTTATAGGACGTAATGATATGCAGGGAGTCATTGATTACATTAATCTGCAAGAGTTTGACGCAGATACAAAGACTGCATTCTGGAGTAGGTTAGATAGTAAAGAGCGCAGCGCAATTAAGAAATTTTCAACAGGGAAATAATATGACTGAATACGATAATACAGACCGTGGAGTTTTATACCGCAATGAGAATAAAACGAGTGAAAACCATCCAGACTATTCAGGTAGCGTCAATGTATCTGGTACTGATTTCTGGTTATCTGGTTGGCTTAAAGAGAGCAAGAAGGACGGTAAAAAGTTCTTTAGCTTATCGGTACGCCCAAAGACTGACGCAGCGTCTAAGCCGGTAAATAAGCCGGTAGTAGTGGCTGATCCTGACGATCTCATACCATTTTGATAACGATCTCGCAGCCACACTCCTCCGTGGCTTTAACAGGGGCTTCGGCTCCTGTTTTTTTATTCTGGAGTAACCATGAAATTGCTTGATGAAGTTAAACAACGCTACAGCATTAAGAATGACGCTCAGTTAAGCCGTACCTTAGATGTGCCACCTCCTACGATAAGTAAGATTCGTAGCGGGAAAATAAACGTATCAGCGGACATGATTCTTAGAATTCATGAGTGCTTAGGTATGCCAGTAGCAGACATTAGGGCTTTATTATGAAAATACTATTAGTGTTTGCGGCTTTATTAGCGGCTCTGTGGGCTTGTTCTGTTGTGCTTACTACCAGAGTACAGTCAGCCTATAACGCTGGCTTTAGAGACGGTAAAAATGCCTTTACAATCGATTCTCAATGCTCTGCTTGGCTAATGAACTCTGATCTTAAAGAAGCTAAACAAAGAATCTGCGGAAAATAACAGAAAGTGACATTAAACGATGAATAACGATCAATTCTTCGGCTGGTGGAATGGAGACGATTTAACTCTAGACAATGATTTCCCTAAAGATAGCCCTATCTGGTGGGCATGGGAAGGCTGGCAAGCTGCATTACGCGAAATGAATAAAGAAGCTGAAAAGAATGGTGAGCCATTATGAGATGCGGTAGATGTGAAAAAGAGTTACACGAATGCAAATGTGTATGGGCTATCCCTATGGTTTGCCAACGCTGTGGAGAAGTTAATCCAGCAGATATACATACGTGTACACCTATAGAAAACCTCACGACCGAAAAGAATATACAAACTTCGGACGATAATGGTTAAGAATCCACGCAATCGTAAGGAAGATTATGACTGGCAAGCCATAATTGATGGAAATAGGATAGGCATTTCTAACGTCATCAGAGGAATACGTAATGGAGAAGTAGATGAATTAGAACTAGAGAAGCTCAATAACTTCGTGCAATTCTCATTAGCCTTGATGCAATTGTCAGGACCAGATAAATGGGCAAGAGCTAAAATGAACGCTGAGATGATGAATTACATAAAATCTATTGATTCATAGATTCGTAGTTGTTGACGCAGCCTTGCAATTTCTGCATCACGATCGTTTAATTTTTTCTGCAGACTTTCACTTAATGCGTAGACTGCTGCAATTTTCTCAAACCGTTGCTTATGATCCTCAAGCATTACATTGAATAAACGCTCAGACGCATCAATTTGTTTTTGAATAAAGTCGGACATATAGCTCTCCTACACTTCAATAATTTGACCTCTAAAGTACACAATGCCTTCGGAGATTACTTCACATAGCTCAGGAGGCATCAATTTACCCTGCCAGAACGTCAATACAGCGTATCCAGAACGCCAGTTGCGTGAATTATCTTCTGCATACTCAAAGGCAGGATCATCTAAATTAGCCATAGTACCTGTATCTACACCGTATCTCGTACCTGTGTAATCAGTCCATGGAGTAACTTTAAGGCTATGTAAATGACCAGTAACGATGCTAGTTCCTGATTTCAAAGTATTGTTATAGACAGCGTGTATTCCGTTATGCCAGCGATGCTTAATCATCGTATGATCGTTAACCATAATACTTGTTGAGAACTTCCAACGTGGGAAATGGTCAGTTAGATTAAATCCTTGAACGCCCTCAAATGCTGTACCTACTTGAGCAGCGAGCCTAGTATTCATGCGTAAATCGTGATTTCCCCAAGTCCAATGCAGTTTTGCATTTTTAGCAACAGCCTCAATCTCACTTAATCGTTCCTGACAAGCATCTAATTCCTGCTTTACTGATGGTAGCTTTTGCCAACCTATAGGATCGTGACGAGATATTGCAGCCCCATCAAAAACGTCTCCGTTCATTATGAGCATGCGAGGAGATAGCATTGGTATAAGTTTAACAAAAGCCTTATGAGCCGTTGATATAATTCCGGGGTAATAGTGGCAATCTGATGCGACCATAATCACACCATCATCCATCTCTACATTAACTCTAACTCCATTTTGAGGAATGGTTATATTGAATGTAGGGCTTCGAGCATCGTTAGCAGTTAACACAATAGAGTGTTTACTCTCTATGTCTCTACGCCTAGAGTGAGTATGCCGAATAGTTAATCCTAATGCTTTAGATACTTGAGACGCTGAGTTATACTGATTCCATACTTCAATAAATTCTTCGTCTGTGATTTTCATTAGTTCACCCTACGGACAAATTCACCGCACCAATCCGTTCGACCAGTAACCGGATAGCAACTATCATAATCGCCTTCCACTTCAATAATCGTAGGTGGGTATCGGTAGCAGAAGCCTACATCTTCTTTAGGCTCGCAAGTATAGAAAGCGCAGCTAATACAAGCTGGCATGCAGTCATCAGGTATTTTGATTTTAGGCATTTGATCTATATATCATATACTTATTGCAATCATATTACAAATTACATTAGATACATAGCTCGCTCATCTTTTCTTCTATTAACGAGTCCTTTAAGAACCTTACCGCCTCCTAAAGAATACTTTAAGAACTCATCAGCAGCACCATCATAGTCACCACGATTATGTTTCTGACGTAGAGTTGACCTCTGTAATGTTCCTAGCCCTACGTTAAAGCTAAAGCTGACCAAGCTATCCAACCAGCTTTGCTTAGTGCCAGCACTAGGACAATATCTAAGAACTCCACGTTCAAACCTTTTAAGATCTTGAGCAAGTATGGCATCAACTTCTTCCATCGTTAGTTTGCGATTCCAGCCATCCGGAATTTCCAGATAACTGCGCTCCTCAAACGGCACTCTCGCATGGCTAGGATCAATTACATGACCTACGCCAACTGTCCAAAGTCGTGCTGGACACCGGTAAGGTTTATTCCTTACTCCCTCATGGTGCTTAATCATCTTTAAGGCTTTGGGGCTGATCATTTGCCAAACGCCCTTCCACCGAAGTGAAATGCAATAATCGAAGCGAATAACGCTTGCGTTTCGTTATCCCATAACTGGTCGGCTAACGCTGTAAACTCCACGCCAGTTGTAAGACCTTTGTAAGCAATCACCGCATCAATAGCCACCAGCAAGAAAAAGAATCCGTAGGTAATTACAGGGCGCACACTAGCGCGGAGGTCTTTCATCCACTTGGATGTGCCTTCATTTAGGGAAGTGTCGTGCGCATAGATAGCTTGCATCTCCGCAGATTGTGCGTCGATTAGCGAGACTTTCTCCGCAGATTGTGTCTGAGTTCTGATCTCGTCTAGCTTAATGGCTTCTATTTTTTCTTGCGCAATAAAACCGGCAGCGGCTAATTGCAACTCACGCTCAGTTTGCATCTGGGCAAGCTTTAGCTCATGTGACTTGTCTTGTCTGTCTTGAAAGAAGTCGAGAAGCTTAGGTAAGCCACCCATCAAGAACGAAACGAAAGTCGAAAAGATTGTAAGCATTATTCACCCCGTATATCTAAAAGTATTTTAGTGCGCAACTCGCGCATTTTTCTTGCCTCTTCCATCGCCATTGCCGTAGCGTTGTTCATATCCATATACATTACGCCCATTACAGGCAACGCTATAACGAGCACAATACACAGTACCAAGATGGTGAGAAGTAAAGTGAACGGTATGTGTGGCTCGTTCTCAGGAGTATCATTAGCCATAGGAACCACAATATTATGAACACTACCGCGATTATTGATGTCATCTGCTCCGCGATTTTTCTTCTTATACTTGCCCGTCGCCATACCGCCGCCTGTTGCTTTAGTAATTCATGACGTTGAACCTCTGCTCGTTCTGCCTTAACCTTATCCCTCATAGCCTCAAAAGCTGACCAAATAGCACCAAGTTCTTTAGGAGCCGAATATACGAGGGTTTCGCGTAATTCTGTTTCTAGCCTTTGCATTTCTTTTACAGCCATTACTCTGTTAAACGCTTCCTGATTTACCGATAGCTCAGGATCACGAACCTTCTTAGTCTTTAATTCTTCCTCGTGAACGTGTTTCTCAAGTTGCTCATGCGCTTTTAAAAATCCACCCAAATGACTACTAATGTCAGCAACCACATCTTTGGCTTTACCGTATGCATCAACCAATTCCATACCATCAGCTTTAGCCTGTTGATACAGTTCACAGCCTTGTTTGATTGCACTTGCAGCCAGTTTTGCAGCAGCAAGAATTGTAAGTGGGTCCACATTACTTAGGTAGTTGACCGTTACCAGCCATCCAGATCATTAGACCTAGAGCACCAGCACCAACAATCCAGAATATCTTTTTAACAACTGACCGACCTACTTCTTCATAGATACGCTTGAATGCTACCTCAGCAGCACGTTCAGCAATATGGTCAATCTGCTCGTCAGTTAGTTGTATTTTGTCCATGTTAGGCTTTCATATAATACAAAATTGCTTCAATTTCTTCTAATGTAGCATCGCTTTTGATTCTATTTGCTTTCCAACTAATTATGCAAACATTGTCTTTTGTATAACCTAAACTGGAATCAAATCTATCTAAACTAGGACTATTGTTTCTATTACTACCTTCACCCCAAAATAAATCTATTCCAAATACAGGACATTTTTTATCTTTAGGAAATGCTTCAATAAGATCATCAATAGTTAAAGTACATTCTAAATTTTTAGATTTAGCTCGTATTCTTGCTTGTTGAAGCAATCTATTTAATCTTGTTTTATCATCAGTTTTATATTTATCTCTATGTCTTTTAGAATATTCAGCTACTGTCAGTTTATTTTCTTTAATTTTTTTATGCCTATGCTCTTTTTCTATTAATCTCATATTGCAAGGTTTACATAACTTTCCAACATCTCTCTTGCGTCCTATTTTTTCTATGCCGCAAGAAGGACAATTTGATGTGTAAAGTATATCTCCAGTCATAAAATTTTATTAGCTTTTTTGAATGTAACATAACGCATAATATGGTGGAAGGTTAGCGTTAGTACCAGAATCACCAGTTGAGTTAATTGAGATACCTGTGTTTGCTGAGTCTGATGTAACTGTTGATTTTGTTGATCCATCACTAGTTGAATACAAAGCAGTAGCATTATTTCCAACTGCTCTGCTAGGAATTCTAACGTCATGAGAGTGACCTGAATCGCTAATTGAGTGACTATGGCTAACTACAATTGCATCCTTAGTACCACCAGTATTACCTACAGCATACGTAGAGCCAGCACCTACTACAAATCGATCACGTAGATCAGGAGTTCCGTTAGAGCCGTTACATAGATTCCATCCGCTAGGAATAGCACCAGCAGAACCAGACCAGATAACAATAACACCACTAGGAATAACAGCAGCCACATAAGCAGTCGTAGCTACCTTAGTAGAGTTATCGTTTGCCGATTGAGTCGTAGCCGTAGCTGATGCGCCTAACGCCACAGTCGAGCTAAATACAGCAGCACCAGTACAAGTAAATGCACCACCTACGACGAAGCTATCAGCGTCTGTGCCTGTTTGCTGATCTTTAAGCTGTGCCATTAACTCACGGATAGCATTGTTAATACCTGATGGAGCGCAACCTTCCGCGATATTTATGCCTCCAATGTCTGTATTATTGGATGCTGTAGCACTGTATTCACTAATCTTGTTCTTTGCCATGATTTATTCCTCTATAGCCAATATTCCAGCACCAGACAACAATTGTGCCATTCCAGCCCACCGTTTAGCTGATGTTGGTGACATTTTCTTTAACTCTTTAAGCCGTGAAATACCGTCAGGACTTGTGATTATGTCTGCGATATTTGCTGCATTAGCTGAAGCATCTTTTCTAGTAGCCCAGTCTGCAATCATCTTGCCATATTGTAGTGGCTGTAAAGCAGCACCAGTAACCCTAGCCACACCAGTAGTGATGCTAGTAACCGGAGGATTCTTCATTAGTTCTTCAGTAATTAGCTGATTAAATGCAGTATCAGAACCTAACTTTTTAACTCGACCAGCAGCCTCTAGCACCTCAGCTAAGTCACGCAATGCTTGAAACTGAGCAGGAGGCAATGCAGCTTGCATAGCTTTCATCTGCTTAGGATCACCCATAATTACATTCTGCCAAGTGTTACCTGTATCAAACTTAGCACCTTGCTGCGATTTAGATGGCTTCTTAGCTAATGCCCATTGTTCTTCTAAGTAAGCCCTAGTAACTGCATTCCAGGCATCTTCACCACCACCTTCAGTAATTTGCTTTCTAGCGTATTTAATAACGTCAGGACTAGGATTCTCAAATATTCTATTAGCAAAGTTCTTAATATTATCTGGTGACATTTTCATCAATGACGCACCAGTAATACGTTTATTAAGTTCATTTAAAGGAGCTGACAATTCTGTAAATTTTTCATTAGCAGCAATATAATCAGGATTATCCTTGCCCATTTGCTCTAATAAATTATCATGAATTCCAGCAAGTTTTGCTTGAATAGTTGAGTCTAAAGAGCTAAATGTACCTTTAGGGTCTTTAAACATTGCATCAATCTCAAACTTTACATTTTGTAAATTAGGAAGTCTATCTTCTGCACCTGATTTAAAAACTGCGTTACCAGCTTCATCTAAAATTCTATTTCCTTCGTCATCAACAGCAGGTATGTCATTTCTAGTTAGTAGAGTTTTTATTTTCTTTAGATAATTAGCAGCAACACCAGAAGGAGGCTGCGTTTTCAACATATCATCAATTTGATTTAATACTGGCTTTGTATTTACTGGAACAGATGCCTCAAAAGCAGCCGTATAAATAGGAGCAGCAGCATCACTTCTAGCTTGCTTTAAAGCTGCTTCTTGATTTTTAAGTGCTTGTAAACCTTCATTACCAGCTTCAGCACGATCTCCAACTTTAGATAAATTACCTAAATAATCATCTACTGCACCTTGCACCTGAGCTTCACGCTTCTTGTAGAAGTCCTGCATCTTTTTAGTAGACTCAGGAACATTACCTATAACTTTCTGCTGTGCCATTAATGAAGCCATATCAGTAAGTTCAGCAGGAGTTAAAGCAACTCCAACCTTACCCGCCTTAGACCTTAATGAACTAACCATACTAGGATTAACTTGCGCTATATCCTTAGCCAATCTACGCTCTACCATTGCCTGACGAGCAACAGGAGCTAATTCAGCAGTACCAGACAATAGACCAGCTAGACCTATTTGATAAGGATCAATTTCTTGTCCGCTTAATGCTTGTGCTATTTTCTGTCTAGCAAAATTACTTGCAGCAGATACACCACCAACGCCACCAGCAGCTAACAATGGGTTAACTAAAGCAGTAGGAGCTAAAGCAATACCAGCAGCTATATCAGGAGCCATTTCAAGCACATCAGGAGCGTAATAAGCAGCCTTAGCACCTGCACCTACTATTTCTTTATAGAACTTACCATCGTCAGCCTGATACGCTATATCGCCATCAATAATTGTGTATCGTCTAGGAGATATACCACGTTGTTTAGCAAAGAAATTAATAGCAGATTGCTTATCCGTAGGAACACCACCACCTAAAGCAGTAAGAGCAGATGCAGCCATAGAAGGCTCAGAAATAGCTACAGGAGGCTTTTCTAAACTAGGAGCAGCACCAATACTAGGAGTCCCAGAAAACAATTTAGACGCGTAATCAACTTGTTGTTCAGGAGGAGCTTCCTTAGCTTGTCCTGAAAATAATCTACTAGCGTAATCAATATCAGCCATAATTAATCTCAGAAAGAAATGCCAAATTCAGCAGCTAACTGACGCTGAACAGTTTTTTCAGTAGCAGGGTCTTTAGGGTCTAAGTTATATGCTTTTTCTATTTCTTTTCCTCGTTTATTAACTATTTCAGGAACACTATCCAATGGAATATTTTTCCACTCAAGATTATTTCTTAAAGAATAATTTTTACGAGCAAGTGCCCATTTTGTTTTCTGTAAAGCATTATCAAGTTTTGACTTAAATTCAGTTGGGCTATCACCATCAAATATACTTGTGCCAGCATTAGGCAATGTAGAGATAATGCGTTCAGCTTCCTTTTCACCCATAGCTGCGCCAGTCAATTCTTTAATTGTTAGATTTAAATTTTGAGTTGTATTTTGTCTATATTGAGCAAATCTTGATAACTGCGCTTGTTCATTTGGTTTTAAAGTAGAAAATTTATCTTTTAATGTTGACCATTGTTGCGCACCTTTAAATTGAATTGTTTGATATTCAGGACGATAAGATGCTTGAATATCATTTAATCTAGTAACGGCGTCACCAGTAGATAATATAGTTTCTTCTAACTTTCCTTTTGTGCCTTTGCTTAGTTCACCAGTATTAACAGTTACGCTAGTGCTAGGAGTTTTATCTTTCATAAAGTTCTCATAGGATTTTTTACCTCCTTGAGATTGATAAAATTGAAACTCCTCAATACTTGTAGCTGGTTTATTTGGCGCAGTACCTTGAATTAAATCAACTTTGCCATTAGCGTCTATTTGATACTTTTGACCACTACTGGTAGGCAACCCTAATTGAGTAAGCTCATCACCTGTAAGCATTCTTGCTTGTGGCTTAGTTTTTGTAGATGAATAAAGAACTTCACCAGTAGGACTTACTAATGTTCCGCCTTCGCTAACAACAGTAGGTTTCTTAGCAGCAGCTTCACGCTCAGAAACAATACGGAAAGCACCAGCAGGATTAGTATCAAACTCATCAGCCAAGTCAGGATACTTCATCTTCATAGCTTGAACACCAGCTTGCTGACGTTGCTGAATTCCTAATTGCTGTGCTTGACTATAGTTTTGTAGTCCTTGCTGATATTGCTGATTAGCAGAACCATAACCTGCACCTAAAGCACTTAATATATTCTGAGCAGCAGACCGTCTGCTACCTTGCTTACCCATGCCAGAAACCAATGCAGCAGCAGCACCTAGCAATCCAGAAATATTAGATTGTTTAGATAATGCTTGAGCTTGAGGTGCTCCTAACAATCCTTCATATAATGGGTTTCTTTGACCAAATACATTAGGAATCTCTCTAGGAACCAAACCGCTCAAAGTATTCATACTAGGAAGGTAGTCAGTTAAGCCGCTTAAATTAGGCATAGAAACTCTATTCGCAGCAGGAGCAACTGTTTGAGTTGCACTATTTTGCGGTACAACTCGGTCAGCAGCTCTTGGGTCTATATAACTTTTAGGATTAATGTAATCAAGAAGCGTCATGCTTTGAGGTAATTCACTTGGATAACCTTGATTAAACAATTGACGTACTTGTTCTGGACTTAATTGATTAATCATTTCATCATAAGTAGCCATATATCACCCCAATAACGAAATTTGTGGTGTTCGGATAACTGACTGATTCTGCGGATTCAATAAACTCATATAATCTATTGGCTGAATCTGACTTCGTTGAATCTGACCTACTGGAGCCATTTGCATTTGTTGATCGCCTCCACCAAATGCTTGGTTAGCTTGGTTAAATACGCTTAAACCTTGATTAGCCTGAGACAACATCCCACCTTGACCAAATAATGAGCTACCAGTAGCCAATCCATTAGTTAATGCGCCAGTAATCGAAGGAGCAGCAGCCGCTCCACCCATCCCACCTACTAATGCACCATAACTAGCAAGAGTTGGAATAGAAGCAGCCGTAGCAGCACCAGCCGCAGGCATAAGCGAAGAAGCAACTGCACCTGCCGTAATAGGATCAGCCATTATTTACCCCCTTGTGGTGTCGCTTGCTGCACCGTAGTAGAACCCTGCGGAACGCTAGAGAATAGGTTAGCAAACTGACTTAATTTTGCTTGTGGTAGGTTTTGCTGGAAGTTAAAACGATTTATTTGATCTTGCAATTCAGCCGCACTCTGAGCTTCTCTAGCACCACCAACGCTAAGTAATCGCTGAATGTCAGCATAATCCTGAGCAGCCATCTGAGGAGCCGCACCAACAGCCGCTATCTGACGAGCACGTTCAGCCTCAGCACTCTGATACGCTAATTGACCACCTCGTTCCGCTAGAGCACGAGCATAAACATCCTGAGCCTGACCTGTTAGCTGACCTTGAGCAGCAGAGCCATAACGCCCCATTGACGATGCACCTGATTGAAGTTGCCGTATGTTACGCAGATAATCTTCACCAGCCAATCTATTCGTCTGCTCTAAAGCACCCGCTAGGAATGGGTTAACGCCTCGTCCTTGAATCGTAGCTAATGTCTCTGCCTGTGCTGCTTGAGTAAGCGGAGAACCTGCCATAGCTCGCTCTTGAGCCATACGCAAGGCTTCCTGAGTCTGAGCCGAAGGAGATACGTAAGTCTGACCGGGGAAGAATGTAGGAGCCTGAGACTCATATAGCCGCTTACCTTCTTCTAAGCCATATTGAACATACGGAGCAATCGTAGGATCAATGCTCGCAGTTGTCGTGCTTTTTTGAGGACTACCGCCGCCACCACCCATATTAAACCTCACAAATCCATGTTTTTGGGCGGAATCCGTAATCAGCCGCCCTTCTTGACCAACCCCGCCTATGGCTAGAAAATGTTATGTATTTAACCTTAGCTTCAGTAGCCATGCCTTTTATGTATTTTAAGGCATTTTCGACAACATCATAACTATTTTCTAACGAATAAGCAGCCCACAAATGCATAGTCTCACCTTGTGGCTGTATGACAAAGAAGCCAGCGTAGTGGTTATTCTCTATCAGTACAAACAACAGACTTTTTTGATTGAAGCAGTCTGTATATACATCTTCAATAATCCAGTTTTCTGGACTCCTACTTTTAATCTTCTCTAAGCCAGTTCTTACACTAGCCCACCATTGTCTTAGTTCCTGCGGAGCAATATATCTATACTCCATTAACCCACCACAATGTACATAAAGTTACATACATGAGCGTTAGAAGCATGATGAATTACAGCATTACCTTGATTTCTTGTGCCTACCCATAATTTATCCATTTCTGCTGCTGCCTTATCATTCATTGGAGTAAACAGTATCGCAGAATCAAAACTAATGCGCTCATCAAATAAAACTGTTGTTGTAGTAGTAGTTCCGCTAGTGAAATAGCCTGAATTATTTGTCTTACCGTCCATAATTCCACGAACGACCTCAGAAACCTGACGTTCATCAGCACCAAATACAGGTAGAGTACGAAACTGTACTGATCTAGTCATCGATTGCCCTGCTGAGTAATTTCAATCTCACAACCTACGATAGTTTCCCAATTGGCATTGGTCGGAGTTACCTTAATACGATGGTAATTACCGTTAGCTCTCAATGGCACTCTATTATCTGAGTCTGGTGTAGCTGTTGTTCCGAATTCGACGCTATCTGACAATAGTTTTCTACTGGCAACTGCGACTGACGCGATTCCATTATCGATAATAGGTTTTGCCAATGTGATAATAGAACGTCCAATGTCAATATCTCCAGAAGTAATGTATGCCGCTTGCAATGCACCAGAGAAAACCACAATCCTCTGATTTCTAACGCCAACGAATATAAGCTGACCACCAGCCCAAGTACGTGAATCTAATGGTATCTGCTCTGCCGTGTTATCGATACTTGGCAATGTGATTGTGCAATTTGACGTAGTGATAGTCGCACCAGTTGCGGCTGTAAATGTAAATACATTTGCGCTAGTTCTTGTTACTGCAAATACTCCATCTACTCCGGCACCAGAAGTAGCGTCAAAAGATACATAAGCACCTGTCTCTAATCCATGATCCGTTACAGTAACAGTAACGGTAGTGCTACTTTGTGTATACGTACCAGTTTTCTGATTTGTAGTATCAAAATAGTAAATATCTAACTGCTCAAGTGTGGCACTAGGTGTCAGACCATACGCTAGGAAGTTC